CTGGTGTGGTAGTCCATGTGGTATTACCTGCACCAGCACTTCCACCACCACCTAAATCCGTACTAGCAATCCCAACCCACTGAGTACCATCGTAAATTAAAAGTTTATTAGTTCCTGTAGTTCGATCAAAGTCAACATCATCCAGATCATGAATGAACGCTGCACCACCGCCACCAATAGTATATAATTGCTGTTCAACTCTGTTTACAAAAAGTCTATAGTTTGAAGCTAAATCTTGAAGAGTTGCAAACTTCTGATCTGTTGGAGTAAGAGGATCATCACCTTGTTCATTTATACAGTTCAGTAATATTAGTTGTTTGATCTGTATACTTTTTATCAAGACTATATAAACTCTTCTTTAACTCTGAAATATTATCATCATAATATTTGGGCTCAGGAAGATTAGCAATCTCTTCTTTTAGACCTTCAAAGTAACCTTTAAGATTTTTATCAGATTTAGTATCTAATTCACTTATTTGTTTCTCAATATTTTGTCTTGTCTCATTTAACTTACTTAAGACACTCTTTTTTAATTTTCTATCATCATCTTTGAACTCATCATGATGTGACCAAATTTTAATTGCTGCTTCTTTCAGTTCCTCGTATATCTTATCTTTAGCTTTATTTAATTCTTCAATCTCTACTCTTTGTTCAAAATCTTTAAGATCTAAGTTTTCAGTTAATTCATCAAGATCAGAATCAAATTTAGTTTTAAGATCCTTTATATGATCTCCTACTTTGACAAAATCATCATCAATGACACTAAAAGTTTTTCCAATCCATGAAAAATCAGGAACCTCATTAACCTCCTTAACCCATTTTGGGAAAGTAGGAATTTGTTCCTTAACATTATCAATAGCTTCACATATTGCTTCTATCTCACCGTCATAATATTTTGGTTCAGGAAGATTTTTAATCTTCTCTTCAATGGTATTTAATTGCTCATCGTAATATTTTACTTCGGGAAGATTTTTAACCTCCTCTCTTACTATATCAATTTGTTCACATATTGCTTCTACTTCAGTATCATAATACTTTACTTCTGGAACTTCTGGAATACTCTCTTTTAATTCTTCTAAGTGCTCCGAAAGTTCTTTAAGTTCATTATCATAATATTTAATTTCTGGAATATCAGGGATACTTTCCCTAACATCATTCACCATACGAACTAATTCACCCCATTGAGGGGCTTTGATTACATCAACAGTTTCGTATTCAGTTGGTGTATAATCATCTTTCCAATTATCTGTTTTTACTTCTTCTTTTATATCTTCTTTCTCTTCTTGAATAAATTCTTGTACCGAGGGTAATTCTTTCTCCTCAGATATAAACTCATCTACTGATGGCAATTCTTCCGAATTATCTTTATAGTCTTCTATAGACGGCAAATTTTCAATATTGTCTTCCGACATGTTATGAGTAGCTTAGGTACTTTGGGATTTCTCTCCCTCTTTTTATTTATCTACTTCCTTTACTCCATTTTTTAGAAGTTTAGCAAGTTCAGCAGTAGACCCTACAAATAAAGCATTATTAACTGTATTTGGCCCTTTGGATTGTTGTTCCTCATTTACATCTTTCAGTTTTTTCTGAAGATCCATCAACTTATCAGTGGCATCAGAAACACTCTTGATGAGTTGTCCTGCTACCTCATATGCTCTTGGCATTTCACTCTCTTGAGCAAGTTCAAGAATTCCATCAATTGCTTCTTGTCCTTTTTCAATGATAGAATATAGATTGCCTCTTGTATATTCATAATCTCTTGTTATCTCATCTTTAGTAAATCTATCAGGTTTTTGTTCAGGAGTAATCCCTACTTTTTCATCTTCTACTACCTCTGGAGTAATATTGAAAGCATTATCTAATTGTTTCATGGTTATGTTAGACTTCCATCAAATCCGAAGTTATCTCCAACTTCAATTAGAGAATTGGTAGTAGCAGTAATAAGATTTATAGCCGTACCTGCAACATGGGCAGTTGGAAGAGTCTGATCTTGACCTCTCTTAACGAAGAGTTTATTACCATCTTTCTTATCAACATATATTGATTCAGCATTTAATATAACATAAGTATTTTCTGAAATACCAGATGAATCATTTACTTCGATAAGAAGGGTATCAGCAGCAATATCTTCAGCTAAGTTGGTAGTTATATCATTATCATATGCCTTTGTAGCACGAGGTTCAACAGAGTAAGTAACATCTCTACTTGGAGTCTTGGTATATCCACCAGCAATGTATCCAATAGTTGCCTTTTTGATAAGATCCTTGTCTGCACTTGCTTTGGATCCAACAGGGCCAAATAGATATGTTTTGGCGGTAAATCTAAATGTATAAATTAATGATCTTCTGGTTGTAAAATCTCCTTCATAATCATCTTCCATTGTAATATTTTCAATGATAACAGGAATATCTCTTTTCTCTCCAATAGTGCTTACTAGATCAACACTTAAATTATATGCAGGTTGGAAATAAGGTAATATCTGTTCAACAATCTGAAGCATATCATCATTCAACTTCGTAAATACTGCTAACTCAAAAGACATATTATAAGGAACAGGCATATATGTTTTTCTAATTGCCGTTGCTATTCCTACAGTCTCTGATTTAAATGTCTGAGTTGTCGTTACTTTTCTTGATCCATCATACTGCAATCCAACAAACTCAAATGACATTCTTGGTAATGATATTTGAGTTGCTTTATTAAGATCTGGAGATTGCTGTAATCTTGCTAAAAACTTCTGAGTGGGGCCATAAGCAAGAGGAACTTTAATGACACTGGTAACATCACCAGCAGAATCATCATGCTTAATTTCAATTCCATTAAAAAGGGTTCCAAACGAAATAATCGTTCTTCTTAATATCTCGTGGTAATAATACTCAAACATCTTTTTAGACCTGTTATATTATATTTAGGGTGTTCCAAATGGATTTTTTTCAGTGAAGTCTAAAATATCATCGGCTGCATTTTCAATTTCTAAGTTAGAAGGATATTCATCAACAGTATTATCATCCTGTTCGATTCTTAATTGATAGACTGCACCACTGTCAGAACCTGTAATATTTTCACCCTCTACAAATTCTCCTGTAGAATTAGATATTACTATTTCACCAGATACTGCATTCCATGTCTTCACAACAGCAGTTACACCACTAGAAGATCCTGTGATAGTTTCATTATCTTCATAAGTTCCTGTACCTGCCATGTAAGGATTACCAATAGTAATTGTAGGTGCAACAGTGTAACCAGCACCAGCATAGGTAACATATACATTGGAAATAGTTCCTGCACCACTAACAACAGCAATAGCAGTTGCAGTGGTTCCAATACCAGGTCCACTTATCGTTACAGTAGGTGCAGTGGTATATCCAGAACCACCACTTGTTAATGTTACAACACCAACTACATTATCAGAAATTCTAGTTGTTGCAGCTGCTCCTACACCATCATCACCATCCACAGGTAAAATAACAATACCTGGATTATTAGTGTATCCAATACCTGGATTAGTAATATAGATTCCTTGAACTTTTTCTCCTATATCCGTGCCATCACAATTAGTAATTCCAGAAAGAAGAGTTGAAATACCAACTGCTTGTCCTCCTATTCTTGGAGAAGATGAAATTGCTACAGTAGGTGCAGAAAGATATCTTTCACCCCTATCAGTTATGATAATCTGATTAACACCACCAGTGGTTACTATACCAGCAGACGCAAGTGCAGTGGTTCCAGCAGCCACCACTGTAAGAGTTCTAAGGTTAAAGTCAGTATCAAATGTATCATCAATCTCTTCAATACCAGTATCCAATACTTCGTCTTCTGGTCTGAATAATTGACAGGTTAATGTATAAACGTAATTTTTCTTTAACTGATAAAATGGTTTTTCGTGCTCTACAAACTTAATCTCAAATAACCTATCACCTAAGGGAAAATAGATTAGATCCCCTTCCTTAGGTCTTGTTGATAACTCAACGTTTGGTAAATTTTTAATTAGAGGACTAATATAATTTTCAAATCTTTCTTTTGATATAGTTACAGTGAGTTCATTTTCTGCTTGGATTCCAAACTTAGAAAGCATCACAACATTATCCCCATATCCATCAAAATTTTCTACATAAGCTTCAATAGGATATGAATAATTAAAATCGGATGATATTACTTCTTTTATAACATTGTCAGTTGTTGCATATTGACGAGGAAGATAATAACACTCGACACCATACATTTTCAACTGTTCGTTGATGAGATCCTGAACTAGACTCTGTTCACCAGAAGTTCCTTGGATAAAATAC